CCGCTTTCTTTTGAACAAGTTTTGGAGGAATTCGATGTAGATTTCTCTGAGGAGAATATAAATGAATTCAGATTGTTCTGGACCGCAGCATCGGGATCCACGTTCAAATCGAGAGAGGAAGGTCTGCGCATGCGTATCACTTCTGCATTGGCAGACATTATGAAGATGCAGCTAGAACCTATCAGAATAGATGATGTTGCACCTAACACATTTGGGAGAGCGATGGAACTTGACTTGTCATGCCTGCCTCTCAAAGATCTCGACATCACTGTGAGTGCTGATGAGGTCAAAATGTTTAGATCTGAGGTGGACAAGAGTTTGCGTGCTGGTGGATGTAAATCCATACCACACGGTGGAGAGAAATCTTTTGCACAGGACACAAAAGGTATCATGGGTGCGCCAGGATATTTTTATCCAAAGTTTTTGCTTGATGCGCATCTTAACATGCGGAGTAGAATAATTCGGGAAGGTACATATAAGTTCAAAACATTGCTTGGTGTACCATCAGCCGGTAAAACTACTCTCATAAAGGAGTTCATTTCTAAAGTTCAGAGTGAAACAGACAAACAACACAAGATATTGGTTGTTTGCCCCACAAGGAAGCTGTGTGATTCATATAAAGAGGTCCCTTGCACCGCCATGACTTTTCATAAAGCCATGTCCGTGCTGGATCAAGACTTTTCTGTGATTATCATTGACGAAGCACCAATATTTCACAAGTCATTCTGGGTGCAATTCTCTACCGCTGGCTGCCCCATCATTCTGCTTGGAGATCCTTTGCAAATAACACACATTCAGTTCGTAAAAGGTGTCTATGGTAGGTCTGGGAAACTTGATCAGCGTTTACCTTTTGAGTATTCGCTCACTGAGTGTCAGACTGTCCCGCAAGATGCTTGCCGTGTGTTGGGTAGATCAGGATATGATGATTACAATGGTATCACAACTAAATCACCGATTAAGAAATCCATAAAGTTCTGTAGCTTCAAAGAGGCCATTAACAAGTACAAGAATCATTATTGGATGAGTTTCACGAGGAATTCCACCGAGTTCGTGCGCTCTAAACTGAAACGTGCTCTAGGTGACAAAGTGAGCACTGTGCACACAGCTCAGGGTCAACGAATTGACAGAGCCGTGCTCTATGTGACTGGAGACGCACTCCCACTGTTGTGTAACATGGAACATTGCAGGGTTGCCATCAGCAGGCACAAGACCGAGTTGGTTATTGTTGATGAAGGAGGCTATCTCAACAGATATCTCAAATTCGATGATACTGACCTTGGTGTGCTTGCTGATGTTGCTCGCATTCCAACTTTTGCACCCAATACACCTCAAGAACCAGCAGCAGTTATCAAGGAGGTGATGGAAGTTCCGAAGCCTAGCAATTGTTTGGATCCTGTAGCCATTGAGACAATTTTGGATATGATCACTCCTGCACCTACCAACGATGACGCATTAGTGCAGATCAATCATCCATTACCTGATGTGGACAGTGGAGTTTGGACAGCCGATAGAGGGCTTGAAAATGAAACACACACACAAAGGAGAAATCCAATTGCAGGAACTCGTTTCAGGGGACGTACCTATGAGAAAAATAATAGTCAAACCATCAGGGCTATGCTTGGTAGGTACGCATTACTCACGAAAGTGATTCCTGAAGAGCAGATACCAAATTGGCTTAACCGCTTAAAATTGGGCTTATCAAAATTCGTTGATATAGAAGCATTATCTGCGGAAACGAGAAAGAGCACGTTTGTGGAGAGAGTGAGTACCTCATTTCATGAATACCTAACAGCTTTGAAAGACAGAGATGTGGATCCTAGTAAGGCTTTTGATATTGACCTCACTGAAACCGATAGGCTTTCAGCAATCAGTTTCTTCAATAAAGCTCAGTTCAAGCATGACTTTGATCCAGATGCTATGGCTAAAGACAAGGTTGGGCAAGGTGTTTCACCATGGACAAAAAC